CACCACTGGGCACGACGCCTCTGAGAGCCTGGTCGCTGCGGCCATCAGGATCACCAACATTGAGGGGCGAGCCTGGCCCACGTACAAGTTCGGTGACGACTCCTGGCAGAACGAGGCCTGGAGGCTATACGACGTCATCGGTGAACTGCGGTTCGTAGCCAACTGGATTGGCTCGGCCCTGTCTCGGGTCCGGTTCTATGTGGCCGAGGTTGACAAGAACGGCCGGGTTCAGGCGGAGACCAAGAAGGTCAAGGTGGCCGCCCTGGCTGACACCTTGCTGGGAGGTCCGGCCCGTCGACCTGAGCTGATCCGACTGGCGGGGATCAACCTGACTATTGCCGGGGACGCTTACTTCATTGGCCGCAGCACTGATGATCCACAGTCAGATGAGTGGTTCGTTCTGAGCCGGTCGGAGCTGAAGCGGTACACGACCTCAGGCCAGAACGAGATCACCAACATGATGGGGGACCCGGGGAAGCTGGACCCCGAGACTGACATGATCATCAGGACGTGGACCCCCCATCCACGCCGCACTATGTGGTCGGACTCCCCCACCCGGGGAGCCATGCCGATGCTGTTTGAGATCGAGCGTCTGACCCGGTACGTGTTCGCCCAGATCGACTCCCGGTTGGTGTCCGCCGGCCTGCTCGCCATTCCCAAGGAGACCAGCTTCCCGGACGAGGAGGGGAACTCGGTGGATGGCGCCGAGGCCCTCACTCAGATGATCATGCGGTTTGCCTCCGCGTCACTGCGGGGCGAGGGCACAGCGGCCGGGGTGGTTCCCACCATCGTGGAGATGCCGCTGGAGGCTTTGGGCAAGCTCCAGCTCATCCAGTTCACGTCGGAGCTATCCAAGCAGGCCCTGGAACTTCGCAACGAAGCCATCCGCCGCTTCGCTCTGGCGATGGACATTGACCCGTCGATTCTCAGTGGTGCCGGAGAGGCCAACCACTGGGGTGCCTGGCAGATCATGGAAGGCCAGATCAAGGTTCACATTGAACCGCTGGCGAGTCGCATATGTGACGCATTGACTCAAGCCTATCTGCTTCCAGCTCTGAAGTCGATCAAGGAAGACCCCGAGAAGTACGTCCTCTGGTACGACACAGCTCCACTGACGGTACGGCCCGAACGCCTCAAGGAAACTCGGGAAATGTATGACGCCGGACTTGTATCAGCACAAGCGGTACGAATCGCGGGGGACTACAAGGACTCTGACGCGCCCACCGACGAAGAGGCTTCCCAGAAGTTCGTCAAGGAACTGATGCTGCGAGACCCGAACCTGTTCCAGATCCCTGCGGTTCGTCAGTTGATCGGCATTTCAGACGATGTCCTACCCCCGGACAAAGTCTTCCCGCCACAGCAAGGCGGAGCCGGTGCTCCCCCGCCACCGGCTCCGCCGACCGGGATCAGTGACACCTCAGGTCCGCCCATGCCACAAGTCACCGAGGCACAGAACGCACCAGGGGGGCCACCTCCGGCCCCGGCAGGAACCCCGGCCGGGCTCACTGCATCAGTGAGCGTGCAACCTCTCAACGTCTTCGTCGTCAGTAACGCCACCGTCCTGCGAGCCCTGGAGCTGGCGGGGAAGAGGCTGGTAGGTAACCAACATCGATCCGAATTCACGTGCCCGCCGTACGAGTTGCACACCAAGATCCAGGTCCGCGACGAGGCGCACGCCCATAAGGTATTGGCCAACGCTTGGGACCATCTCTCGCTTTTGGCGGAACAGGTGGACCCGACCCTGGACTCCGAGGCGTTGCGAGCGGCCCTCGACCGATACTGCACCACGTTGCTGACGCGACAGAAGCCACACCATGTCTATCTGTTGCAGGAGTACCTGACCAGAGCCGGGTTCCTCCATGAGCAGGGCTGACGATGAGCGTTCTCTCGGTGCGACGGTTGGCAGTGCACTACGCCGATGGCTCGACAAGGCACGTGCCGCTGTCACCCGGTCAGGAAGTCCGGATCCATCTGCAATCTACGGACTCCAGTCCAACTGGGACTCCGAAGTGGACACCATCCTTAGTGAGATCGGGCGAATTGGTGTCAGCGCCTGGAGTTCTGCGACTGAAGTCCCTCCAGTTTCACGCCACGCTTTCGTTGTCAGCTACCTGGCGGATGTACAGAATCTGCTCGTGCGCATTCCCGACGAGGTTGCGAACCTTGTCTTTGCCGAAATTACCGACGGCACCAACGCTGGCGAGAGCAGGGATCAGATCGCGGCGAGGGTTGACAAGGTACTCAGTTACACGGGCTCTGAGCGCTGGCCGAACCGAGCCAAAGTGATTGCCCAGACCGAGGTCAACCGTGCTTATGGTGCGGGCACCATGGCGGCCGGTATCGAACAGGCCAGAGTAACCGGTCGACAGTTGACCAAGCGATGGGACACCAAGGACGATAACCGTGTGCGATCCCCACACCAGGAAGTTGACGGAGTGACGGTGCCGGTCTGGTACCCGTTCTACGTCGATGGTGTGCCGATGATGTTTCCAGGGGATCCATCGGCCCCACCAGAGTTGGTTATCAATTGCCGGTGTGAGCTGCACATTGGAAACGAGGTGACCCGTGGTTGATCCGAACCCAGCCCGGGGCATGCCGCTTCAGCTCCAGAAGTACTGGCTCGCCGGCAAGGGTGCTGCGAAGATCCGCTGGAATGTTCCAGGGGATTTCAAGCGGTGTGTGCGGAACCTGCGTAAGTACTTCCCCACCGACCCCGAAGGCTTGTGCAACATCCTGCACACCAAGGCAACAGGGGGCCCTCCCGGCCACGGCTCACTGGAACCCCGCAAGCTGAAGCACAGCATCGTGGCGGCCATGACCTCGGAAACCATGGACGCCCTGGTGGCCGCTCAGGAGCTGCTGGCCAAGCAGCCGAGTCTTGGTCAGTACACGTGGGCCGGTCTGATGGCGCCCATTGGACGCCCCACTGGGGAGCCACGGCGCTCCCGGATCTTCGAGCCTGGTGCCCTGTACCACCGGGTGCTCCCGTTGCCCCTGGACTGGCGTGAGCGCCAGGGCCCGGGCCATGGTGGGGGCCTGACTGTGGGTCGGATCCTGGGCATGACCTACGGCCCCGATGAGAACGGCCAGGAGTGCTGCTGGGGCTGGGGCGACTTCCTTGACGACGAAATCATCCCGGAGGCAAAGAAGGCCCGGTACCTGGCTCAGATGGGAGTGGTGGGTCCTAGCCTGGACCCGGGTGGGGACGTGACGGCCACCGTCAACCCGGAGAACGGCCAGGAGCACATGCTGAAGTTCGGCATCGGTGGCTCAACCCTGGTGCCAATTCCGGCGTTCACCCAGTCCGGTCTGTACGTGTTCGACGGTGACGGGGACTGGCCGGACGACGACATGGACATGTCGATGAACGGGCCGGAAGAGGATTGTGGGTGCGGCCACTCTGGGCCACCCCTGACCCCGGAGAAGGCCGCACCCAAGGTCATTACAGCGGGCAACGAGTACACCGTCAACACCTCAGGGTGGCGTGGCCTCCCCCTGGCCCCCCGTGAGGCCGTGTTCGACAACGACGACGCGGTGAAGCGGATCACGGCATGGGCGGCCGGTGACCCGAACAAGATGCGTAAGGCGTTCATGTGGTTCTCCCCGACGGGGAACGCCCTGGACCCGACCAGCTACCGGCTGCCGGTGGGGGACATCATCAACGGCAACCTGACGGTGATCTTCCACGCCATCTACGCCGCCGCTGCTCTGATGTCAGGTGCCCACGGTGGCCTTCCGGACGTGAGCCCGGAGGACGTAACCAAGATCCGTTCCACGATCTCCGACATCTATGCGGAGATGTCCAAGTCGTTTGGGGATGCCAGTCTCCGGGCGCCTTGGGACCGTTCAGCTCAGGAAGGTGTACAGCTCGCCATGGATGAATTTGCAGCCGCAGAGCCCTACGGCGACGTGAAGTACGCCGACCCGGGCTACAACGGTGAGAAGAAGTACCCGATCGATAACCCGGACCACATTCGTAGCGCTTGGGCGTACATCAACGTGCCCAAGAATGCGGCCTTCTACAAGCCGAACCAGTTGGCTGCCATCAAGCAGCGGATCAAGGCTGCCGCTGCCAAGGCTGGTATTGAAATCTCCGACTCCAGTGGAGCTGACGAAGGCATGAAGGAAAAGAAGAGCAAGGGGGGGGATGCCTACTCGGCCACTGGAATCCCGGTGCACCCGCCCAAGGCCTGGTTTGAGAACCCGAACCTGACTCGTAAGACCAAGCTCACGGTGACTGAGGATGGTCATGTGTTTGGTCACCTGGCGGCCTGGAATGAGTGCCACCGGGACGTGACCATGCGGGAGTGTGTCCTGGCTCCTCACTCGGAGCAGGAGTACCGGCCGTTCCACCTTGGTTCGGTTCTGACGGCAGAGGGTGAAGTCATTGACACTGGAAAGATCGTCATGGACACCCGGCACGCCGGTATCAACCTTGGCTACGCTGCTGCCGCACTGCACTACGACAACACTGGCGATGAGATTGCAGCTATTCGCTGCGGTGAGGACCAGTTCGGGATTTGGTTTTCTGGAGCCATCGTCCCAGAAGCAACTCCCCAAAGGGTT